CTACAACAGCATTAGGAAATGCAGTAGTAACAGGTAGTGTGCAAGCAGCTTTAGGACAACTTACTACAATGAGTGGAACTAATATCTACGCCAAGACAGCTATTCATGGGGATACATTAAGAGCTGATACAACGTTCAGCGGAACAACTTGTGCTTTAGGTAACGCAGTTGTAACAGGTAGCGTTCAAGCAGTCGGTAGAGTATTATCACCAGCAGGAACAGGTAGCCCTACAACATGGGGTAAATTAGTTCAAGCAGGTAATACAGCCACTGGAGCAGGTAGTGTAGTATGGGTAGTATTCGGAACAGCATACGGTGCAGCACCAAATGTAGTTGTGCAAGGTTACGATGGTGGAACAGGATGGTTCGCAGGTAGCCCAGTTGTAGCAGGGTCAGTAAGAGTATATTCAGAAACAGCTTCGCAGAACTTTAGCTGGATAACAGTAGGTTAAACATAAATATTTTTTTATTTTTTTTATTTTAGGAGGATACAGTGGGAAATTGGAATTTAGGTTCAGTTCATGATACAGTATTAGATTTAGTAGATGACGTACCGGCAAATATTAGTGGAGCAAGACTTCTAGAAATGGCCGATAGAAAAAGAGAATACGTAGAAAACTATACAGGAAATAGTATTGGTAGTAATTCTATACAAATACAATATCAAGATATAATAGTTAATATGACTGCAGCGCAAGTAACGAAAACTATGATGACTACAGGTGTAGATGCAGATAGTGTAAGATTAGGTGATTTCACAATTAAGAAAGGAAGTAATAGTAATTTAAGTGCAGCAGCAAAGAATTGGGAAGAAATGGCAAAAGAACAACTTAAATCTTTAGGGAGGAGAGTGTCATATTTCAAAGCATTAGGGTGATTAAAATGGTAGAAGTGAAAAATAAAGGACCGAATTATCCACATGATATGGTTGTAGATGTAGATAAAGATAGAGCCAAAAAGTTAGTTAATTCTAAAGAGTTTGTATATGTTCATATGGAAGCTGGTACAATTGAACCGCTTGGAAAAGAAATTAAAAAGAAAGTAATTAAAAAAGAACAATTAGAAGAAACTAAACAAGATGGCAATAGCAGGCGAGTTGTTTACTGATTTAAAGTCTACAGTTAACACATACGGACAAGCAGTTAGATTTAGATATTTTGTAGGTTCCATTGGAGCCGGAAGTTATGACGATGATATTTCTTTATTCAAAGAAGGTAATGATACTTGGGTTTCTGGATTAGTTCAACCAATTGGTAAAGCTGAAAATGATTTGGTGCAGCAAGGACTTCTTAAAACAGATGATTTAAAAGTTTATTTTGATAGTAGTGTTAATGTTTCTGGTACTTGGAGATTGGGTATTGGTGGAAGTCCACCTGCTCAAGAATATGGTTTAACTGAAGATAATTTAAGAAATAGTCCCTTAATTAATGGGAGTGTTATTTATCATAAAGTTTTTGTTAGAAAATTGACAACTGGTTCTTTAGTGGGTGAATAAAATGGTTGCAGTTAGAGGAACTCGTGGTAATGCAGTGCAGGTAGAAGTTCGAGGTATTAGTGAAGTAATGAATATGCTTCGTCTTCAAGGTATAGAAATCAATAATCGTGTAGATTTAGAAGTAGTTAAACAAGGTAATTTTATTCAACAGGAAGTACAAGAAAGTATTATAGGAAGAAGAGCTGAACCAAAAAGTGTAGATACTGGTTTTCTTGCTAATAATATAGAATTGGATGTTCAAAGTAGAGGAAGAGCAATTATTCACCCATCCAATAAAAAGTATTCAAAAAAGGGAACAACTGTTAAACAAGTTGCATCATTTATGGAATTTGGAACCTCTAGAATAAGGCCGAGAAGGCATTTTCGAAATACTGAAAAAAGAAATAGTAAAAAAGTTAAAGAGGGTATTCAAAAAAGTATTAACGAAGCAATTAATGCTACACAGAGAAAAAGTAAATCTTTCTAGAAAAGATTTAAGAAAAAGTCAACTTAAATTATATAATTAATAACAAAAGATTTATTAATTAACAAAAGGTATTTTATTTATTGCAAGTGAGCAAAAAAAGGTCCAAGCGAGGATAATAGATGGCAGCTATTAATACTAATACATTCTTATCAGAAACAGTTTTATTCCTACGGGACCAATTGTTAGCTAACATAACAGACCCAATTTCATCTTCTCGTGTTACTTCTGGACCAAGAGCGTCTCGATTTGTAATGACAAGTTATCCTACAAGACCAACAGTTTATCCAATTATTACAATTAGGAATGATGGTCCTACTGATATACAACGGATGGGAATGAGAAGTGAATTGAAATGGGTTAGTATTCCGATAGAAGTAAGGATATGGGCTCGTAATGAAAAAGAAAGGGATAATTTAACAGAGCAAACAATGAATTTTTTGAGAACTAATCAATACGGGGGAAATAGTACAAGCGCCGACGATAAAGACTTACATGATTTTACTTTTTTAAGTGCAGTTCCAGTAGACGAATTGGGACAAGAAGGAGTGAAATCAATGGTAATAACAGTAGGTTATAATTTTGTTTTAGGCAGTTAGGAGGTAAATAAAAAATGGCAAGATTTGTCGCAGGAGAGAATCAATTAGCATTTAGATGGGAAAGCGGGACGTACGGACTTGGACCACAAACAGCATTATGGCCGGGGTTGGTACAAGAGAGCGCAATCGATGAAAGTACAGGTATAATACCAATTAGATATTTAGGAACTTCAACAAGAAATGTTGACCAGTTTGTAGAAGGACCAAAGGATGTTACAGGAACATTCAGTTATTTTCCGCAAGATTGGAGAATAGCTGTAGCAGCATTAGGTCTTAATACTGATGCAGGTTCACCGACACCTTACACGCATACAATTACTGAATTAGAAAGTGATGCAAGTGCACCATTTACATCAGGAACATTGTGTCCGTTTACAAGTTTTCAGGTACAAGATGCAAAACAATTTAATCCGACTGGATTGAATTTTGTAAGAACTGTGAAAGGATGTAACGTTAATGCATGGACATTAAATGGGGCTCAAGGAGAAATTCTAAGTGTAGATGTTGATTATATTGGACAAGATGTCGATTTTACATCAGGAGCAGCATTATCGATAACTGAAAACACTACAAGACCCTTCTTATGGAGTGATGTAAATTTACACCTTCCGAGCGGGACAGTTCTTGAAGAGATGAAAAGTTTCACTTTAAGTGTAAATAATAATCTACAAGCACCACATTATTTAAATGGTAGTCAGGTAATTGCACCACCAATTCCATTAAATAGAGATTATTCAATGAGTGTAACTTTAGATTCAACAAGTAGTAGGTCTAAAACATTCTGGGAAACTTACTTAACAGGAGGGTCATCATTAAGTTCTTCAAGTAGTCCTACATTCAATATGATGTTAGAAGTTAATGCTTCGACTGGTAGTAGAGATGCTTATTTTGTTATGAGTGGATGTAAATTACTCGATGCAGATTTTCCAAGTCCGCAAGAAGGTGTTAATGAAACAACATTAACAATCCAACCGGAAAATATGAAGGTTATCATCAACGATACAACTTTCAGATATAATCCATGGTGATTATATATTTTTTTATTTTTTCCAAGTGAGGAAAAATAAAGACCAAGCGAGGTGCGTAAAATGGTATTAGAAACAGAGATTGTTAAAACTAGTGAAGGAGAAGTAAAAATATCTAAGATAAGTTTTGCAGGACAAATGAGAATCGATGCATTAGGTGATAAAAAAACCACGTTAGATATTATTAACGAATGCATTGATAATTCCGAGGTACTTGATAAAATAGATACTAAAGAAGGAGTAAAGGTTCTGCAAGTAGTGAATAAAGTTAATGGATGGAGTAATAAGAAGAAGCCAGAAGAGGCGGAACTAGATTTTCAAGAAACCCACTCAAAAAAAGAGAGTGGGAAATAAAGTTATGGTGTGCAGAAAGTTTTGGTTGGACACCAAAAAAAGTAGATAGACAAGATTGGGATGATATTCAGAAGTTAATAATCATGTGGAATCATAAACGAAAGAAGGAACAAAGACAAAAAAGATTAGAAGCTTTAAAAGCAAAGAGGAAAAGATAATATGGTTTTATCATCATTTTTAGGTGGAGCAGCAGGAGGAGCAGGTATTCAGATAGTTATTAGTGCAATAGATAAGTTTTCTAAAGAATTTAAAAGTGCTCAAAAAGAAACTAAGAAAACTGGACAAGGTTTTAATGCTATGGGTGCTGCATTAAAGAAATTAGCTATTCCAGCATTAGCCGGTGTAGCAACTGCATTGGGAGCATTCGCAATTAGTAGTATTAAAGCAAAAATTGCTATGGAACCAATTAAAAGGGGTTTTCAAGATTTAGCTAAAGATAGTGATAATTTTCTTACAGAATTAAATGAAGCTACTGAAGGGACAGTATCGAATTTCGAATTGATGAAATCTGCCAACAATGCACTTCTTTTAGGTATTGACCAAGAAGCGTTACCAAAGATGTTTAAAGCAGCTGCAGTTGTAGGACAGGCAGCGGGAAGAACTACAACTGAAGCATTGAATGATATTAGTATTGGTATTGGAAGACAATCGAGATTAATTCTGGACAATTTGGGTATTATTGTTGATTCGGGAGCAGCATATGAAAGATTTGCTGATAAGTTAGGAAAAACTGCCAAAGGTTTATCTGAAACGGAAAAGAAAGCAGCATTTACAGAAGCAGCAATGCAAGGACTACAATTACGTGCTATTGCTTTAGGAGATGAAATGGAAAAAACTACTTCATTTCAAATCGCTGTAATGAATAGAGAAATAGAATTATTAAAGGAGCAGGTAGGAGAAGCATTTGGTGCTAGTGCAAGTGCAACTGTTGGAGCATTTACTGGTATCATTCAAGGTTTACGGGAACAAGTAGAAATTCTTAATGAGGAACAACGTAAAGCTGCTGAAATGGAAGGAGGATTTTTAGAAAAAGCATTCGGAGCGTCATCTTCTTGGGACGAATTTTTGAGTAATTTTTTAGGAACTAATGAAGAACTTAAGAATATGAATGAAAATGTGGCAGATGGGACTGATGAATTTATTAATTTTCAATCTGCACAACAAGCAACAGCTCAATCTTTACAAGATTTAAATGAAGGACTTATTAAGTCACAACAAGAATTACAAGGTCTACAGGATGAATTAAAAAGTACTGATGAAGAAATGAATAAGTTATTATCACAAAGATTTGCCGGGGAAACTGCTTCGGACCAAGCAATTCTAGTTAAAGAAAGAGAATTAAAATTATTACAACGGGAAAGATTAGATTTAGAACGGAATGGGGCTGCTTTTGAAGAAAATGCGGAAAAAATACAAATTGTTCGAGATGCGATAGAAAGATTGCGTCTTGATTCTCAGATTAATTTTGATTTACAACGACAAGAGATGGTACTTACTAAACAAGCATCTGATGATGCTTCTCAAGGAGTAGTTGAAGATATAGCTATCTGGAAACAAGATATTGTTAATTTAATTACAGAACAAGAGAATCTTAGAGTAGAAATACAAAATTTATCAGATAAGATTGTTGTTACTAAAACAGAGAGAGATAAACTACAAGAAGAATTTTTTAAGATTAAAAGTAGTGCTGACGAAGCTAAAAAGTCAATGGAGAATTTAAAAACAGCTATTGATAATCTTAAGAGTAAAACGATTACAGTTACTACTATTCAAAGAACAGTTACTGGGAATAGTGATGATGGAGATGATGGTAATGGTAAACAATTTGGAGGTTTAGTGGGGTTGAATGGACCGGAAAGGGTTTTAGTAGGAGAAGCTGGACCTGAATTTGTAAAACCGTTGAATAAACCAATGTCTGCGGGTAATTTTGGTGGTGGTGGTGGAATTAACATTACTATCGGTACATTACAAGGATTAGATGCTGATGATGTAGCAGAAGCGTTACAGGATAAATTACAAACTTTAATAACAACTGCGTAGGTGAATAAAAAGATGACAGATTTATTAGAAAAAGGAACTGGCTCAACATTAACAGCTAGTGAATGGAATGTGCTTAAGGATAAATTGACTGATGGTAGTGACAGTATTAAAACTGGAAGTGTAGTAATTAGTGGAACAAATGTTAAAGTGTTATCACCTGCTGGAGTTGGAAGTCCGGTTACATGGGGACAATTGACACAGGCTGGAAGCGGTGTTACAAGTGCAGGAAGTGTGTTATGGGTAGCATTTGGTCTACCATTTACAAATGCTCCAAAATTGGCGTTAACTTCATATGATGATGCAACTGCTGGTTGGTTGTGTGGAAGTCCTGTAGTAGCAGGAAGTGTAAGAGTGTTTTCGGAAACTGCTGCACAAAGATTTAGTTGGATAGCGGTGGGATTATAAATATGGTAATAACTTCAAGGTTGGATGTAGAAGGTGTACAATACACAGACACTAAAGAGATTAATATAACTTCTACTACAGCTGTGAACAATTCTGCTCAAAAATTCACTTCTTCTTTTAATAATACAGCGGGAAGACGTAGTGATACTTTTGGAGTAGGAAATGAAATTCTTGTATTTGCAAGTGATACAGAAAATGTACATACCTATGCTTTTCCATATACATTTGATTTTGTATTGTTGAATAAATTATTTACAGGTATAATTGAAAACATTTCTTTTTCGGGAAGAGACGAGAATGAACAACTAATCATTTCTGGAAGAGATTATACAGCAAGAATTCAAGATGCCACAGTACAACCCGTCGTATATACAAATCAAGAAGTTAGTACTATTGTAACTGATATTATATCAAATAATGTTCAAGGTATTACCACAAATAATGTTAATGTTACTACTACTACATTGAATAGGATTATTTTTAATCATATACCAGTTTTCGACGCTTTAAAAAATCTTGCAGAATTATCTGGTTTTTATTTTTATATAGATTCTGATAAAGATTTACATTTTGAAATAAAAAGCTCATCTGAATCAGGACTAACTTTAAATAATACCAATGTTGTTAAATCGAAATTTAAAACAGATGATAGAGAAATAGTTAATAAAATTTGGGTTTATGGTAGTCGAGTATTAAGTGGTACTCAAGATACATTTACTGCCGATGGGGGGAGCATATTTACCTTAACATACAAACCTCATAATACACAAGCGTTAATAGGTGGAGGTTCAGTACCTAAAATAGGAGGAATATTCGAAATAGCAGGAGCAACATTAGGAAGTCCATTGGACTATCTCGTTAATTTTAATGATAGACAAACGATTTTTGTTTCGGGAACAATTCCTGGAGATAATGTACCTGCATCTGGAGCAATAGTAGAAATTAATTATCAAAGAAGCGTGCCGATAGTTAAATTTGGACAAGATGCAGCAAGTGTCACATCATACGGGGAGCATACTAAGGTGATAGTAGATAAAAATATTACTGACCCTAATATGGCAGAAGATACAGTAAATGACCAACTAGCTAGAAATTCCAATCCTTTTAAACAAGGGACAATAGGTTTACAAGGTGTATTTAATCTTGTTGCAGGAAAAACTATAATTGTTAATCTTCCATATCAAAATGTAGATAGTGTAACTTATGATATTCTTGAGGTTAAATATAAATTCAATACTAAAAATAATATTAGTGAACAAGTTACTACTGTAAAAGTTTCGAAAAAGATTCGTGATGTTACAGATACAATAAAACAAATCATATTGGATGTTAAAAAATTACAAGCAGAAGATATTGATTCTAGTGATGTAATTACAAGAATTGAAACAGCAACAGGAAGTTTTGGTGTTAGAGCTTGTGAATGGTTTATTAAAGCCAGGAGTATTGAAAATGTAATGATTTTAGGTCATAATATTAATGGAAGATTGGGAAGCCCACAAATTGGGGTTGGTTCAGGACAAGTTGTTTTAGGTTCAGTAGGCATTGGAGCTTTTACAACACAACAAAGTGGAGGAACATGGACATGTTGAATATGAATAAAGGTGAAAACAGATGGTAGTTACAACTTATGGAGAGGAACAGTTAGCAATTAGACTTGGGAGTAACACTCCTTTTGTACAATATGTTGCTTTAGGTAGCGGAAGTGGGTTAACTAATGCTACAAATGTAAGGCTGGTAGCAGAAACTGATAGAAATGCATTTACTTCAACAGACTTTACTACAGCACAACAATTTACTTTTGATGCAGATTATAATTCAGTAGAAATGAGCGGAACATTATTGAAAGAATTTGGGGTTTTCCCTTCGGGACCTGCAACAACAGGAAGTCTTTGGCAAAGAGAAGGATTATCATCAGTAACTTTTGATGGTTCTAATGAACTTAAAATTGAAATAACATGGGAGATATTTTAAATGAAAGAAGAAAATCTTAAAACACGAATCATATCATTAAAAAAAATTCAAGATAATCAAGAAATAAATTTTCCATTTAGAGTTAATATGCTTGGTTTTTCGTCTTTCACGATTGACTCTAAAGAAGAATTAATAGGACGAATAAAAGAACTACAAGATTTATTAAATGTTGATTTAGTTAGGAGGTAAGAAAATGGCAGCAGAAAATGAATTTCCAAAGGTAAATGGAGACATAGCATACGCTTCAGAATATAACGGGCAAGCAGGTCAGACTATCACAGTTGAAGCAGGTGAAACAATAGCAGCAGGTGATGTTGTATTTATATATGGAAGCGGACACGCTAATGAAGGTGAAGCATGGAAATCCGATGCAGATGTTCAAGATAAGTGTAGAGCCAATGGTATTGCAATTAGTGGTGGTAATGATGGTGACGATATTACCATTCAAACAAGTGGTATTTACTACGAAACTGCAACATTTACTGATAAAGAGACTTACTATCTTAGTACGACAGCAGGTGGATTTACAACTACTGCTAGTGGAGTTAAATTAGGATTTGCTTTAAGTACGGGAACTCTTCATTTGAACATTGTTCAAGATGATAGGGATATAGTAACTACACTTAAATCAGTTCTTCCAAACCATGCAAATATGATTTCTAATTGGCAAACTGCATTTTGGAAATTATGTGATGGTACAGCTATTGCTGATGCAGAAAGTCCATTGAATGGTGGAGAAGCACCGGATTTAAATGCTAATGCATTGAAGAGTAAGTTCCTTCGTGGTGCTGCGACATCTGATGATGGTACTGATAATACAGCAGTTGAAACTCCAACTCACGTACATGGTCCATCTGACCTTGTTGCTATTGGTACTGGAGGAGTAGATGCATGGAAGTCGACCAATTCAGCGAATAACAATGTTGATGCTTTACCGCCTTACATTGATGTAGTTTGGATTATGAAAATTAAATGATTTCAATGATTAAAGAGTGGATTAGGAAAGTAAGAGATTATGATAGAATAGTAGAAAGGTTTAGCGAAATCGATAAATTGTTACAAGAATCAATAGAGATTGTTAGAATACAAAAAGAAGAAATAAAAGATTTTAAAAAGACAAAAAATATAAGTGTTAATGATGCAGATTATTGGAATAATAAATGGGTGAAAAAAAATGTTTACTACAAAGCACCAATTAAAAAGAAAGTTATTGAATATCTTAAAGATGGTAGCAATACAAGAATTGAAGCAATTGCTAATAGTATTATTCATGATTTTTCTCTTAATAGTGACAATGTGGATAGCACTCCATTAGCAGTTATGAAGTGGTTAGAAAAAGAGTTTAAAAATAAAAATTTTGTTTACAAACATGATAAAAAAGAGACATGGTCTTCTCCTGCTGAATTATTAAAAACTAAAAAAGGAGATTGTGACGATTATGGAATTCTGTTGTATAATATAATTAGACAAATATCCAAAAAGTTAAATTTATGGTCATCTGTTTGTCATAGATTAAAATGTTCTGCTGGCAATGTTAATAGATATTCTACAATCCCTTCATCTGTTGGTGGTCATTTTTATCTTTTATGGCTTCATTCAGATGGTAAGTGGTATACTATTGAAACAACTTATTTTGGGAGTAAAGCTATACTACACTTCCGTGAAAAACCACAGAAGTTAAATACAGCATATGGAACAATATGGTTTACGTTTAATGAGAGTTATAGTTGGGCACAAAATTCATTAACAGTGACTAAAGATGATTTTATCAAAAATTAAAAAGCTAATAAAAAGGATTGTTAAATGGGCATTTAATGGTGGTAGTTTTTATTGGCAATATGATAGAGAAGAAGGTTGGACAAAAAACTTCGGAGGGAAGTTAAATGGTAAAGAAAAAACAAAATAGAGTAGTAGTTTGGTTAAAACAAAGAAGAGTTTGGGCTGCAATTTTGTCAGTAGTAGCAGCAGGGTCAGTAGCATTGGGACAACCATGGATAGCAGGAGTTTGTACTTTAATTGCAGGTGGTCTTGGTCTACATTCGTATGTAAAACCTAAAAAATAAGGATGTTGGTGGATAAATTCCTTTATAAATGAACACCAAAAGATTTAAATATTAAGGAAATATTTACATATAAACATGGTAAATCCATACCAAGTAGTGAGTACTAACGCAGATTCTTGTATTTTTTGTAAAAAACGAATACTATTTGGAGGAGGAACAAAATGAAAAAAATAAAAAAAATTGTAGCAATGGGAATGTGTGCTCTAGTAGCTTTTAGTGGTTTTTTTCTTGTTGGTTGTACAACAGATAAAGATGTAATAAACGCACAAGCAACTGAAATAACAACATTAACAACACAGTTAGCTGACATTGAAACGCAAATGAATTCTGTAACTGGAGAAAAAACAACTCTTCAGCAAGAAAAAGAAAGACTTGCAGCAGAACTTGAAAAATTTACAGTTGAATTAGATGAAAAGGATAAAGAACTTCTTGAATATGAAACTAAAGTAGCAGAAGCTGAAGATGCTAAAGTTTTAGATAGAGAAGCACTTAAAGATTTAGGGTTAGGAGATGAAATAGAAATTCTTGAATTAAATCAAAATGATTTGAGTTTCTTACAAATGGGAGAAGTTGAATTTGATGGCGACGACTATGATTACCAAGAAGTTATCTACTTAGATAATATGGAAATTGGAGTATCAAGTACCGGAGATAGAGAATTTGACATTAACCCATATCTACTAACTACAGAATCAGGTAGTGTAGTGTATGCTTATGAGTTTGACGACGATTTAACTTTTGCAGATATTAGCGAAGATGAACCTTTAGAAATAGAATTTCTAGGTAGTAAATTTAATATTGTAGAAGTAACAGAAGATAGTTTTACTTATAAAGTTGCACAAGAAGCTTTCTTAAAAGAAGGAGAAAGTATAACTGTAGACGGAAAAGTAGTTTTACTTAAGTTTGTTGTAGATGGAAAAATCTTTATCGAAGTTGATGGTGTAGGAAGAACCATTCAAGAAGAAGATACAGAAATTTTCGGAGACATTCAAGTTAGAGCTAAAGAAGTTCTTTACAGAGGTTATGGCGAAGGCATGGCTGAAATCGAAGTTGGTAAAGACGTACTTCAGACAGTTGACGATGGAGACGAATACAACGAAGATAGCGAAAATAGTGAAGACTTTGTTTGGACAATGGAAATCGATGGAGATAATTTAAGGAGCGTGGGTTTATCATATGAAGTTAAAGCTGATGACGTTGACGAAAAAGTTATCAGTGTAGGAGAGAATATCGACTTCTTAGGATATTTCGATGTAATATTCAGTCTTGAAAAAGAATATGAATATACAGATTACGAATTTTCCTTTGACGATATTACAGATGATGACGTACCAGTCGTAAAAGTAACTTCAAGTGAGGACAAAGGAATTAAAGTCGATGGAAAGAGAATGGATAAAGTTTACTTAGATGCAGATAACGAAGTTTGGTACAAAGACGACGGTGATTGGGTAGAAACTAACGAAGAATTAGTTTTAATCAATAGAGATACAGAATTTGTAGTTTCTTACGACGTTGGTGAAGGACAACTAAGTATCGGAGAAGATATAATCTTAACTACAGACCTTGTTTCATTAGGTGTAGAAGGAGAAGCTGAAACAGATGATGTATATGTTTACGGTGTCCCAGTAGGTAAAGATGAAGAAAATTTACTTCTCGAAGATGGAGTTGTAGTTGAGTCTGTAGAAAACAATGCAGATAACGACGAACTAAAGATTTCTTTACCAGACGAAGAAGTGCAAGGAGTAATTACTTTAGCAAATAAGTAATTTTTTCTTTATTTTTTTATTTTTTATTCTTTAATTATATATAGTGAAACACAATAAAATTTAAATAGTAAGTTTCCTATTATATTATATAATTAAATATGATAGGTGATAGAATGGCAAAAAGACCTCTTTCTGAAGACGAAAAAACACTTTGTAAAAAAGCACTTAATAAATATGACGAAGCAAAAAGAAGACTTAATGTTAAATTGAGAGAATTGGACCATATGATTTCTGAAGGATTATATATTAATTATCTCGAAAAAATAGATGAACTTAAACAGAAAAAGAACCAAGTTTGTCAAGAAATACAAGAAATGGATGTTCATTCAGTTACATTACGTGACCAGATAAAACGTGGTGTAGAAGTTAAAAATAATAAACCGGGGGAATAAAACAATGGCTAGCAATGTACTTGTACCAGCAAACACAGAACAACGAAAGAATTTCGAAGACATAATGTATGGGGGGAAAAATTTCCGTACTAAATTTATGAAACAATTAAGAGAATTAGAAAAAGAATATACAGAAAAACATGAACCTTTCTGTTATCCATGCGCAAAACTAAATTTTGAAGATGAAGTTAAAAGAGTAGAATTAGAATTACAAAGGAGAGTTAATACTACTGATGAAGAATCTAAAGAAATAAAAATTGATGTCGGTGATTTACATAAATATGCAAAGAAAAGTTTCTTTAAACTTATTGAAGAAAAACCTATTAATGAAATGACAGTAGTAGATGGAATTAAAGTTCCAAGACGAGCATTTATGCGATATGAATATCGATGTGATGCTAGAAACCATGGAATAACTGTTGATATGCCTTGGTATGTTTTCGAGGAAAGAAATAAAAAGAAACCTTCAGCAAATGACGATAAAAAGAACTCCTAGGTTTAAGTATAAAATCAGGAAAGTAACATGTGGTAATAAATCGGGGGACAGTTATGCAATTACCATTCCTCGGATTATTGCTCAAGATTTTACTGGTGTATCTTTTTTTCTAACAGTAACAGATACAAGTATAATTTTAGAGAGCGGATGCTCTATTTTTAGGTGATAAAATGAAATCGAATGGTAAAAAAATATATTGGCTTAGCGATAGTCCGTTTTCAAATACTGGCTTTTCATCGCAATCTCTATTTCTATTAAACAAATTAGCAGACAAAGGATATGAAATTCATTATCAAGCTCACAATTATATGGGACAAGATTTACCCAAAGGTTGCGTAAAATTAGCGGATGGAACTCCTTTTAATTTTTATCTATATGGAAATGGTCGTGAACCATATTCCAAAGACTTAATAATACCAAGATTAAGAGAACTTAAACCTGATTATTTTTGCGTTTTATTGGATACATTTATGTTATTTCCTTGGTATTTACAACAAGATTTTGCTCCATCTAAAACTTTATTTTGGTTTCCATCTGATGGTGGAGGAAGAATGCCGATGAATTGTGAACAAGTTTTACAAAAGTGTCATTATCCTATTGCAATGGCTAAATATGGACAAAAACAATGTAAAGATGTTCATGGTATCGAAACAGGATATATTCCTCACGCTGTTAATCCTGATATGTTTAAACCAGTTCCTAAAGAAGATAAGGAAAAATTAAAAGAGAAATATGGACTCGGGGGAAAATTTGTTGTTGGATTAGTAGGACGAAACCAAGGTCGAAAAATGCATGATAGAACGATTAAAGCATTTGCTATTTGGTGTAAAAAACATCAAGATGCAGTTTTATTTATTCATGCTGACCCTCAAGATGGTGCTGCTGTATTTGATATGATGGCACTTATTCAACAATTAGGTATTCAAAATAGAGTTTTATTTTCTGGAATGAAATTCTTCCGTGGTCTAACTTACGAACAGATGAATGAAATCTACAACATCATGGATGTTTATGTTTCATCTACTAGCGGAGAAGGATTTGGTGTATGTACAATTGAAGCAATGAGTTGTGGAATACCTATACTTAACACAGCTTATACGACTACAGATGAATTAGTAGTAGAACATAATGCTGGTGAAGCTATTAAATTAGCTGGCTGTGATTATAAAAATGTGATGGAAACTAATGTTAAAGACTACGACATTGGTATGATGAACGGAACTATCACCGGAAGTTGGTCTGTAGAAAGGGGCATTGTTGATATACATGATTTCAGTAAGAAATTAGAGAAGATGTATAACGACCCAAAATTGAGAGAAGAATACGGTAGAAATGGGAGGTTAGCGGTTCTTGAAAACTATACTTGGGATATTATTGCAGACAAATGGGATGAAGCTTTAAAGAAGGTTTAAGATGGTTGTTGTGATGTGTACAGGAGCCGATGGATATCTTGGATGGTCTAGTGCTGTTTATTTCAGTCGTAAAAGTAATGTTAGTAAAGTAGTATGTATTGATAATTTGAGTAAAAGACGGATGGTCGATGAGTCTGACATTAAACCATACACAGAAGATAATTTAATTCAGGATAAAATTAACGTTCTTCATGGTATAAATAAAGAAACAGATTTAGTTTTTGAATATGGTGATATTACAGATAATAGATTTGTTCAAAAAATGATTATTAAATATAATCCTGACATTATTATCCATACAGCTCAACAATCTTCATCTTTATTTTCTCGCAAAAATTTTGATACTTGTAGTTGGACAATACAAAATAACACATTTGGAATTGTTAATTTGCTTTGGGCAATACATTCCTTAAATAAAAAGATATTACTAATTAAATTTTCGCCTCTTAATCGACATTCAAGTAATATCTACAATAGTACCAAACGAGCAGAAAGTGATTATGCAAAGATTCTTTCTAAACAATTGGGGATATGTACCATCGACCTTTTTCATGGTCATATTTATGGAATGGCTATGCATAAAACTCTTAATCATAAATTATATCCGCGTTTATCTTACGATAATGTTTTTGGTGGTGTATTAAATAGATTCCTTGTTCAATGTGTTCTTGGAGAAAAAGTATTTGTTCAAGGAAATACATCTCAAGAGATTGGAGTTATCGGAATTAATGATTTAATGAAATGTATTGATTTAGCAATAAGAAAAGCCAATCGACGGTCAAAATATATTCCAGTAGAAGCTTTTTCAGAAATTATATCAATATCAGAAGTAATAAGATTAATGAGAAAATGTGTTAAAGAATTGGATTTAAGTGTAACATTTAGAAAAATAAAAACATCAAAAGTAGAAGGTGCATTGGATGGAAGTGTAGTAAGTAATAATAAAGTACTTTCATGGGGACTTAAACC